GGTGAAGCTTACGCATGTTTCGAAACAGCACTATCGGTCAGAAAAATGGCTGACGATGCTGGTGTTAAAATCCTCGCTTATGTTGATGGTCTGGCTGCTTCGGCTGCTTACGGGCTTTCTTGCATTGCCGACGAGATTATCGTCAACCCTATGGCAGAGGTGGGAAGTATCGGTGTTGTAGTTGGTCTAACTAACTACTCAGAAGCTGAAAAGAAATATGGTGTTCAAAGAACTTATGTTTATGCAGGTTCTTCTAAAGTACCGTATGACGCTGATGGTAAGTTCACCGAGTCTTTCCTGAATGACATTCAGACTAAAGTTGATGAACTTTATGTCCAGTTTGTCTCTCATGTTGCTGACGCTCGTAAGCTGTCAGTTGAAACAGTAAAAAGCACAGAAGCTAAGGTATTTACAGCAAATAAAGCTGTTGAACTTGGACTCGCTGATGCTGTTATGACGGTAGAAGAGTTTCAAAACTACCTCGCAACTTTTAACAATGGGGAAACTTCGATGGGAATCAAATCTCGTCTATTCTCAATGACACAAGAGGACGATATGTCTAAAGTCGCTGAACTAGAAGCTCAGGTTGCTTCAATGACTGCAGAACTTGCTACAAGTGCTGAGAAACTTGAATCGCTTGTTTCTGAAAATGAAAGACTCACTGCTGCGCTTGCTGAAGTCGAATCTCAAAAATCCGAACTTGCAGCAAAAATTGCTGACGCTGAAGCCGCAGCACTGGCTGCAGAACAGGCCGCTGCAGAAGCAGCCAAACTGGCCGCAGAAGAAGCCCGCAAGGCTCGCCTTGAAGCTGCTGTAGGCTCTGAAAAAGCTGCAGAACTCTACACTTCTTTGAGTGTGCTCGATGACGCTGGATTTGATAGCGTGGTTAGTACATTTGAAGCAGCAAAAACTTCCGTTGACAATTCTATTCTTTTCGAAGAACAAGGAATTGGTTCTGACGGAAACCTTACTGGTGAAGATGCCCAACTAGCGTTGGTAAGCAAGTTCATCAACACTTCAAAATCTAAGTAATCCCTAGCTAGGAGTTATAAAAATATGTCTAAACTAGACACTCGCAAAACTCGTCTTGGTGCTGTTGTTCAGTTCGAAGATCACAAAGAATACGGATACTGCCGTAAAGTAATTTCATTCACTGCCGGTGCAAATCGTGAACTTGTTGCTGGTACTGTGATTGGGGCAACAGGGGACATTATCGCCGCTGGTGGTACTTTCGCAGGTATCTATGTTGGTTCACCAGAAGGTGCTGACTTCCAATCGGTTGCAAACGGTGCAACTGTAAACATCGTTGTTCTGTATCGCGGCCCTGCTGCAGTTGGTCTGAAGAACCTTGTGTTCGGTGCTGACGTTGACACTGCTGCCGAGAAAAACGCCATTATCGCCCAGATCGCCGCTGCCGGCATTGAAGTCCTTACTCAAGTTTAATAATAACGGAGAATAATTAACATGGCAATCACTCGTTCCCTAAGCAACGGTTTTAAACTTGTTGACTGGACTGATGAAATTAACAACATTGACAACCAATTCGGCCTGATCAATGGTATGAACCTGTTTAGCACTCAAGGTGTTAGTCAGACTGCTATCGTGTTCGACAAGAACACAACTGAAACTACCCTGCTGCCTCAAGTGAGCCGCCGTGCTGGTGATAGCACTAAGGGTGTTGACCGTAAGGTTGAAACTTTCAGCTTGCCACTTGCTTACTTCAAGCACAGCGACTACATCACTGTAGAAGACCTGCAGGGCTGGCGTCAACCGGGTACTCCAGAAGCTGCTGAACAATTCGCCCGTGTTCGTGCTAACAAGCTCGCTGACATGCGTGCTCAAGTTGACCAGAGCATCGAGTATATGAAGCTGCAAGCTGTTAAGGGTGTTATGAAGACTCCTGATGGCGTTGTCATTGCTGACATGTTCACTGAGTTCAACGTAGTTCAGAAAGAAATCGACTTCCTGCTTGGAACTTCGACAACTGATATCGACAAGAAAATCAGTGAACTGAAGCGTTACCTGCAAACCAACCTGAAGACTGGTGCCGCTATCCAAGGTAAACCAGTTGTTATCGTTGACGGTTCATTCTTCGACAAGCTGATCAGCCACCCGAACATCCGTCAAGCATACCTATACTACCAAAACAGCGGCGCACAGCGCCTGCGTGATGCTACCAACAACATGATGTCATGGGGTTCGGTAGACCAGTTTGAGCACCGTGGTGTTATCTTCATGACCTACGACGCTACATTCAAGCTGCCTAACGGTACTACAGAAGCTGCTGTTGCAACCGACACAGGTCACGTTATTCCTTCGGTTAACGGTCTGTTCCGTGGCTACTATGGCCCGAGCAACAAGCTGTCTGGTGCAAACCAAGTTGGTCGTGAAATGTTCGCTTACGAATACAGCGATCCGCGTGATGAACAACACGAAATGCAGGTTGAAACTGCACCGCTGTTCTTCTGCACACAGCCACAAGTTCTGGTTAAGGTTAAAACCTCTAACTAATCTTGTGTTGGATATGGGGATGCACCTTCGGGTGCTCCCCTTTCTTTATTTTTTAGAGGGTTGAATATGGCCGCTCCAACACTAATTGAGCAGGTTAGACTGAATGTTGGTGATACAGACGCCGAGTTCCAGATTCTTCCTGACGATACTTATCAGTGGTTACTGGATAAGTATAACAACAATGTAAACCGAAGTTCACTGGATGCTGCAAAGTTTATCCTGTTCGAACTGACCAAATTTCCTACTCGTGAGCGTACCGGACAAATTGAAGTCTGGAACGAATGGGTTAACGCCTATCGTAAAGCTCTTGAGTTATTTATCAAAGACCCAAATCTGACCACTATGGTTCCAATGCCTTACGCTGGCGGCATCAGTAAGTCAGATATGAAGGCAAATGATTCATCCGATGACAATGTAAGACCTGAATTACATAAAGGATTTTCGCACGGTTATCGCACGTATAATGTGGATAATGAAACGAAAGATGAATCTTTTTATCTAGCACCGTGGAATGGGTGATGAAGTTTTCAGTAAAACTGGATGTTAAACCACTGAAGTCCATCCAGAAAAATCTTGAAGTCATCAGATCATCTTCAGTTGAAGTTGGATTCTTCCCAGAAGACCAATACGGCCCAGAAAATGAAAATCTACACGTTGCTGCTGTTGCACAAATGCAACAGCTTGGTGCTGACAAATACCCAGCACGCCCCTTCTTCTATGATACAGTTGAAGATCGAGCAACTATCGCTGGGATTGCTTACCGGATGCGGCAACTTGTAATTGAAAACGTGTTTTCGGGCGGGGTTAGGGTTCTATCAAAAAGCCTAAAGGGTGTTGGTGAATATTTTGCTGAAGAGTTGAGGTTTGCAATCGACAACTATCCCGGCAGAAACAGCGATTCGTGGGCTGAACAAAAAGGATTTAACGATCCACTAAGGCACACAGATCGAATGTTGAAGTCGGTAAAAGTTAAGGTGAAAAATAAATGATCAGAACTCGCCCAAGATATTTGTCAACAGGTAAGGTGCCTGTAGTTCTTAAGAGAACTGGTGAAGGCTCGTGGGTTGGTGGTAGGTATGTGAAGGGTTCTATTGTGCAATTAACCATAGAAGCCAATGTGCAGCCAATGCCTCGTGGTATTGATACTAGACTTCGACCACAGGGCGATAACACCAGAGAAGCGTTTATGGTTTTCTCAAATGAAGAGATTCGACAACTGAGAGAAGGTAATGGTGGTTGGGAAGCAGACACCATCATCTGGGAAGGCAAAGAGCTTGAGGTTATGGAAGTTGCCAAATATGCAATGGGTGTACTTGACCACTATGAAGCATACTGCTTCAGAAAAGAGGTTACGTGATGAACATTTACAAGCAACTGGAAGACGCCTTACATGCTTCTTTTTCAACATACTTTCCAACTGAAAGATTTATCTTCCCTTTTAGTAACGGCCCCGAACCCAAAACACCTTACATAGTATTGGATGTACAACGAATTGACCCTGTAGGTATGGCTCAAAATGCTGGGTTAACTACAAATGGGGTTACTACCATCTTGCAAGACTATGAAATCAGGATGGTTGTTGAAGTTTTAGGTGAGTATGATGATTCCACCACTGTAGGTGATCTTGCTCACAAAATTGAGTTCTGTATTAGAACACCTCTTTTTCAAGAAATTCTAGCTAAGAACAATCTTTCGTTAATGCGATATAGATCAGTTGATAGGTTTCCAAGAAAAAGAGACACAAAAACGTACATGTGTTATCAGCAGGGATTGTATTTTTCATACTCTGTATCCGAAACACAAGACGTTGGTTATATCAATGATGCGACTGTCAGAGGTGTCTACTATGATGCCGGAAGAGAGGGGCATATCATTGAAAACGATATCGTTATTCAACCGTAAATAATCTGGAGAAGGTATGACTCAACTCACAGACATCATCAACATTCAAATTAGTAGAGAAACACAGGCTGTTGCTCAAACTAATTTCAATGTCCCGCTATTCCTTGCCACTTTCACAAACTTCAAAGAACGTGCTCGTGAATACTCAAACATTGAGGCAGTTGCTGAAGACTTTGCTGTAACAAGCAACGTGTATGCTGCCGCATCGAAACTATTTGGACAAACACTTCGTCCATCCAAGATCGTTATTGGTCGTCGCCAAGTTCCGGGTGTGACTGTGGCAGTCGGTAGTGTTGTAAACAACACACTTTATACCCTGAACATCAGTGGCCAAGTCTACTCGTACACTTCGGATTCAAGCGCCACATCAATCGAAATTGCAACTGGTCTGAAAACTGCATACGATGCTTCTGCTCTACCGGGCGTAACCGTCGTTGATAACTTGGATGGAACTCTCACTGTTACTTCTACAGTTGATTGGAGTGTTGTTTCTTCGAATAACCTGACAATCACAAACGCTTCATCTACTGAAAATTACGTTGAAGCACTGGAAGCGGTGCAGAACGTCAATAATAAGTGGTACGCACTAAGTTGTGAATCTCATGTTAAAGAGGACATTCTTGCACTTGCTGCTTCGATTGAAGCTAAAAAGAAAATCTATGGAACTTCAACATCTGACCTAGATGTTAAGACCTCCGCTACCACTGATGTAGCGTCAGCACTGAAAGCTGCAGGATATTTCAGAACATTTGTTATTTGGTCAGCGACTGCTAACACTGAATACCCTGAATGTGCATGGATCGGTTCTCAACTTCAAGAACAACCGGGTTCGAATAGTTGGGCGTACAAGCCGCTTGCTGGTGTAACTGTGAGCGATCTAAGTGACACCGAAGCTTCCAACATTAAAGGTAAGAACGCCAGCACTTATGAAGTTGTTGGTGGGGTTAATCGCACTGTTGGTGGAGCTACGGCTGGTGGTGAGTGGATCGACGTTATGGTCTTCGTAGACTGGCTTGAAGCCAAGATGACTGAGCGTATTTGGTTCCGTTTGGCTAATAGTAAGAAAATCCCTTACACCCGCAAAGGTGCCACAATTCTTGAAACAGAAGTTCGCGCCCAGCTTGCGGAGGGTGTTCGCTCTGGCGGTATTGCCGATGATACACCTTACACAGTAATTACACCTGATGTGCTTTCTATCAGCCAAAACGCTCGTGCAAATCGTTCGTTTGAAGGAATGAAATTTGAAGCACGCCTTGCTGGTGCAATTCACTTTGTCAAAATCGCCGGCACTGTAACTGTTTAATAGGAGAAGAATTACATGTCTTTTAATCGTCTAGCTACATTCGCTCCTAATGATGTAACTGTAGTAATTACACAACAGTCTTCTGGAATCTCTCACATCCTGAGTGGTTTCTCTGAAGACAGCATTGTAACCATTGAGCGTAATGCTGAAACCTACAGTTTGTACACAGGTGCAGACAACACTAACACTCGTATCTATAACGCAAACACTGCTGCTCAGATTACTGTATCACTACAGCAAACCTCTAGCAGCAACGATATTCTGAGTCAACTTTACATTAACGACGCTGCGTCGCGTGATTCAAGTGGACTGTTCAGTATCAGCGTAGTGGATAACTCTGGTCGTTCAAGCTACTTCGCAGAAGAAGCTTATATTGCTGTAGTACCTAACTCTCAGTTTGCCAACTCAATGCAGACTCGTGACTGGGTAATTCACGCAGTGCGTCTGGACAGCTACATTGGTGGTAACTCGATCCTCTCTGCAGAAGATCAAGGTACATTGGAACAACTAGGTAAAACAGTAAATCCTCGTTGGACTAACTAATAGTAGCTTTGCTGTAACAATGACGAGGGGCTTTGGGGTGAGAACCCCTTGGCCCCTTTTCTTTTGGGTGACATAAATGAGCAATCTTTTACTTTATTCTCCAATCGACGTTGAAATTGTGATTGCTGGTTTACACACTATTACAGGTGTTGCAGATGGCACATTTGTAAGTATCACAAAAGATGTTGAACCTTTTGAAACCGAAAGGGCAATGGATGGTAGTATTCAGCGTATCTACAAACACGATGAAGGTTTCAAGTTAGAAATCACACTTGCACAATCTAGTCCAAGTAATAACATCTTATCAGCATTATACAATATGGATGCTGCAACACAGATTGGTAAATTCCCTGTGTTTGTTACAGATGGGCGAGGTTCTACCAAGTTCTTTGCTCTTACCGCTTGGATTGACAGAATCCCTAATGTTGTATTTTCTAATCAGTTGGAAACTAGAACATGGATTCTAAGTTGTACTCAGGCATCAATCACTGTTGGTGGCAACGCCGAGCAAAATCTAATCGAACAAGCCCTTGATTTTGGAGTTTCACTACTCCCACTATTCAAAGAGTTTGGTGTATTTTAAGAGGTAGAAAATGCCAGCACCAGTGACAACATACGCACCAAAAGAAGTGGTGCTTCAAATTCAAGATTATCAATTACCCGGACTGGTTTCTATTTCATTAGCGTGGGAGGTTCCACCTTTCACAATGGTTAGAGGAATCCGGGGGATTACAACTAGGGTCAAGAACAGAAACTCTGCAGCAACAATCACGGTTGAAACCCTACAGACCTCTGTTGCAAATGACGTACTGGATTCTATTGTTAAACAAGACTTGGCTACTGGTCAAGCAAAACTAAATGTTACTCTTAAAGACCTTTCAGGACGATTCGGTATTCAGTCAAGACAAGGTTTCATCCAAGCAAGACCCACAGTGGGTTTTTCAAACACATCTGATAATCGTGTGTGGGTGATCGGACTGTTACATGTTGAATATATTGACATGTTGGGCAACAGTAACACGTTAGACAGTCTGTTTGATAGAGCAAGTGATAGAGCAAGGGGCATTATTGACTCTGTGACTGGTGCGGCAACAGACATCATTGATAATATTTTATGAGGAATAATTAACATGGCGATTGCACAAAAAACTGTAGAAGTAGCTGGTGAGAGCTATTTCCTAACCCAATTCCCTGCAACCAAGGGACTGAAGATTCTGAAGCAACTTATCAAACTTATTGGCCCTTCTGCCGCTGAAATCTTCAAAGATGGTAATATTTCTGCAGCAGTAGATAAGCTGGTTGAAAACCTTGATTCTGTTGATGTTGAAACTCTAGTTAAAGAAATGGTTTCTTCTGTCTCGAAAGGCAATGTTGCAGTGAACTTCGACAATGAATTTGCTGGTAGCTATGCTAAGTTGCTTCTGCTTGTTCGTGAAGTAGTGGAGTTCAACTTCGGTGACGTTTTTACGATTCTAGGTTCAAGCGTACAGTAAATAGTTCGTCTGAACCTGTTGGTGACAGAAAGATCAGTGAACTGACTGACAAATTCTCTCAGGATTTCCTGATTCTTTCTGTTGTAACCTCTGAATTAAAGCTTGCCACCCTCTACGAACTTCAGACGTTGTACAGCACGAGTGACCTTTATGATTTGATTGAAATAATGGATGCTCACTCGACAATGCTAGAATATCAAAGAAAGCAACAAGAACTTGAGAGAAACAACCGTCCACGTTGAGGATGACACATGAGTGATGTTAAAACTATTGCTAAACTTGTAGCACATCTTGGGTTTACTGTAGACGACAAACAGTTGGATGCGTTTGTATCTAAGCTCAATGTTGCAACTGCTGCTCTTAAAGAAATGAGGGAAGAAGCAAGAAGTGACATTAAGTTTAAGTTCAGTGTAAACAAAACAGACTTAATTCAGAGTAAAAAGACCCTTGCTACCCTTGGTGATGTCAAAATCCGATTAAAGGATATTGAACCTAGTTTAGCAAAAATGGCAAATGTCCGTAAAGTAATTGCGGATAGTGTAGGTAAAGCTCAGGTACGCTTGACGGATATCTCTTTGTCCGATGCTGCAACCAAGAAGATTCGTCAAGATATCAAGGCAGCGATCAAGGTTGGTGGAGTAACTGTACCTGCCAAAATTGACACCAAGGAAATCGGCAAGCAATTACGGGAATGGATTAAGACCAGACAGAAGGCATTTACGTTTCGTCTGCAAGTTGCAATCAATCAGCACAACCTGTATGTAAATCTGAAAAATGCGGTTGATTCTGCGGCATCCAAAGTTAAAACCATCAACCTGAAAGACCCTAACATTAAGGTTGGGATTGACAAACAGCACCTAACCAAAGAAATTCGTGCTGCTCTTGCTCAGATCAAACGAGAGGTTAGATTAAAGATTGATTTAACGGCCCACGGAAGCTTCTCAGGCGGCGGATCGGGGTTAGGTAGTAGGGTAGGTGGGGGTGGCTTTGGCTCGCGTCATGGGGCGCTTGCAGGAGGCGTAGCAGGCATGGCTGCAAGCTGGGGTAGAGGGTTCATTCCCGGCCTCGGTGGTGCGTTTGCGGTTTCTCACCTAAATAGGCAAGTTCAAGAATTTGAAGCGCAACAGCAAGCTGCATCTGCTGTTTCTGGTTCACAACAAGCGGGTGGCGCAACGCTTGACAGATTAAGAACAATGGGCAATGAGATTGGTTTTGACTACCGATCACAAGCAATGCCTTTCCTTCGGATGATTGCTTCTGGTACAAATGCCGGAATGGAACAAGGTGAAGTTGAAACAATTTTCAGCAACATGGCCAAGTATGGTCGTGTTATGGGCCTTGATGACGAATCAATGAAGGGTAGTATGCGTGCTGTTGAGCAAATGCTTAACAAGCAACAAGTTTACTCAGAAGAACTTAAAACGCAGCTTGCTGAACGTATGCCCGGTGTCATCTCTGCAATGGCAGAAGCTGTAACTGGTGATGCAAATGATACTGCTACATTGTTTGAGAAAATGGAAAAAGGGGAAGTCAAGTCAACAGAAGTAATGTTGAAGTTTTCCCAGATTCTCGAAAGAAGAGCAATGGCCGGTGGTGCTCTACAGCGAGCAATGCAGTCAACCGCTGCAGAACAGGCCAGATTCAGAAACGCATGGAATGATTGGGTTAAGGAATTTGGAGAAGGTGGCTTCAGTGAAGCAATGGCCACATTCTTCCGTGAAGCGGCGCTAACCCTCTCAGAACTTTCAGACAACGCAGGTGGCGCTGCTAAAGCCTTCCGTGTTCTTCTCACGCCGATAATCGCAATTATGCGTATTGTCCGAAATTTGGACTTTGGAAAGATTGCAGATTCTTTAGGGTTGACAACTGGTGAACTGCAGACAATGGCTGCGGTTGTTGGTGGACTACTGTTCCCTTGGACTAGACTACTTACCATTATTGGTTTGACGGTGACTGCTGTCGATGACTTGATGACATGGAGTCGTGGTGGGGAAAGTACGTTTGGTAGAATCTTTGAAGGGTTAACCCCCGAAAGGCAAGCAGCACTCTTGTCTCTTGGTGAGTCGCTAAAGAACCTTGCTAGTTCAGTTGGTAACCTGTTTTCTGCGGTAGGTGATCGTGGGGGCCAATTCTGGCAGTGGTTGGATGACAACGGGGCAGTCGATAAGGCTATTGAGTTACTTGACAACTTGATTCAAAGAATTGAAAAAGTAATCAACACAGTAACGGAACTTATCAACAACCCTCTTTCATTCTCAGCTTCCGACTTTATCACTACAGGTTTAAACCTAACACCAGCGGGTAAATTGATGAGTCTCTTCTCTTCTGAGGATGATTCACAATCAAAACCGAAGCTTCGCAAACTACCAGACGGTAGTTATGAGTTCCTTGGTGAAAGTGAATCCGACAGCAGACGTGAAGCCTTGAAAAAGGGACTTGAGTCGATGAAGGAGAGAGGTGTTGGATATGACGGAAGACGCGGTGTCGCTACAGTAGAAGGTACTTCTGTTGAAATTAAATTCCACATGACTGCAGATGATATTGTCAAGGCTGTCGGTGATGGTTCATTACCTAAAGTTATTGAGGGTGCTGTTAAGAAGGCGACTAATGATTGGATGGTTAAGGAACTTGGTGCAACTGCAGCAAGACTGAATGATTATGGTGAATAACAATATGGTGACGACAAGTGACTATCGCAATTAAACGAGAGATGGGCGACTTGATCTGGATTGATGCTGTTATTCAATATAACAGAACATTCCAGTCTTCTGTGACAAAGCACCCGATTGAAACGGGTGCTTTTATTACCGACCATACAATAATTGAAAATCCGGTATTTACTGTATCTGGTGTGATCACAGATGCTGACTTTAATCTCCAGAGGCCTGTTATTTCTGAATCAGATAAACAGGCTAGAGGGTGGAAGAGTAAACAGTTTGAAAACAACTTCCCTATTGCTGACTCCGCTGTAGAAATTAGTGCAGATAAGAATGTCTTCAAAAGATTTTTACCCGAGTCAGTGAGTCAGTTTTATCCAGAACAACCAGCTTCCGTGAGTGTTAATGTTGAAACCAGACCGAAGACAGCAGAGGTTCTTGAAGTTGACTTAATCCAGATTAGGGACAATCGGGAATATGTTGATGTTGTTGAATTTGACGGTGATGGTAAGCGCATTAAGAAAGTTTGGACTAATTGCGTGATGACAGGGTTATCTTTTGAAGAGAATCCCGACTCAGGTGATGCACTATGGCCCACAATGACATTTGAACAAGTGGCGTTTTCTGTTTCTATGGCGGTGCGAATCCCACAGCAGGTTGTTGAGAAGTTGAAAAACAAGGTAGCTCCGACAACAGGGAAAGGTAATCAATCCTCAACCAAACAGGCTTGTAAACTCGAAAGCACAGACGCCCCCACTACTAATTCTCGTAGGGTATCTTCAGACGTGTCTGCAAGTGAAAGCACAGTTAGGAGTAATTCAAGATGACACAAGTTGCCGTTGAACTGCCTCTGTTTTCAGACCCATCTTATCAATATAACATTTCTCTTGAAAATAGATCGAGACAACTAATCTTTAACTGGAATGATAGAACTGAATCATGGTACATGGATGTACTGAACGATGATGGTACTGTTGTGATGCTTGGGATTAAATTAGTTCCTCAGTATCCGATAGCGGTTGACTACAAATTAGATGCTTACAGTATGACCGGATACTTCATTCTCATGCAAAAGAATGTTAATCAATTAGGGATTAAATATAACCTCATCACTGACATTCCAGAGAGATATTCTTTTTATTACGTTTTTGAAGAGGCTTCATAATGAGTTATCAAAGGGATCGTGTATATCGTCTTACTCTAGGTGACTATAAATCTGGAAAAGGTGTGCAACTAGGCTGTGTTGTTGTTGACGGTAAGATTGATTACTCAATTCCTTTTCTTCAAATCCGCTTCGATGTGTCAAAAACGTCGGACAATAAGAGAAATGGAAATTCAGCATCAATCCAAGTTTATAATCTGTCAAAAACAACACTTGACAAGTTACAGTCTGAGTTTATTTCTTGTGTACTTGAGGTTGGTTACATTGGCAACAACCCTCAGTTTCCTGCTCTTATCCAACTGGTAAAAGGGAATGTAACTGAACTTAAAACTGTTAAACAAGGAACAGATACTATCACCCAAATTATTATGGGTGAGGGATACACTGACCTTAACCACACTAAGTTAAAGTTTACAGTTCCTCCGGGTAAGACCCGTAAAGAAGTATTAGAAGAACTGGTAAGACAAATCCCCGGAACTTCTCTTGGTGCAATTACTGGTACAAATTTAAACAACCCAGTTATTGATGGTTACCCTGTTTGGGGAACACCCAAAGACGTATTAAATGAGCTAACAGAAGCTTGGTCTTTGGAGTGGCGACAAACTAACGGTGTGATTGAGATTACCGATGAAAGTGGTCTAGTTAACAAGAATAAAACTGAAGCACCGCTTATCTCACCCGGAACTGGTTTAATTGATATTCCTTTTTACACATCGGCAACACCCACTAAGACAAAGGGTGATAAGTCACGAAGGGAAGGTTTACAATTCAAAGCACAGCTTAATGCAAACTTACGTCCGGGGCAACTTGTGCGAATTGAAAGCAAGCAAATCAACGGTTGGTACAGAATTAACTCTGCTCGATACACAGGTGACTTTAGAGGAAATGACTGGTACGTTGAATGTCTATGTGGGATTGTTACTGAGGATGACTTGAAATGAATGAATGGGGAATGGAAGAGGTGTTATTGTTGGCAAGTAAGAGCAATAACAGGAAACTCTATACCGCGATCCCATGTGTTGTATTAACAGTGCATGGTGAGTTACATAACCAGAAGGTAGATGTGCAACCTTCCGTCAATATCAAATACAAGGATGGGACGAATGAAGAACATCCACCGATTCTTGGTGTACCCGTAATCTTTCCTGCCTCACGAACCTCGATGCTGTCTTTTCCCATTAATGTTGGTGATACTGTGTTGTGTGTGTTCTCACAGAGAGGTATTGACAATTTCAAGATTGGGTCAGGTAGTCCCACTCAACCCAGCGACAATAGAACACATAATGTGAAAGATGCCATCGCCATTCCGGGGCTGTTTCCGTTTGGCAAAGCTCTTAATAATCCAAGTAAGAGAAACTTGGTTCATAATACCAAGGACGCTGTTCTCACTCATAATATTGGGACAAGTGGTGAGTGTGAAGTAAGGTTGAAAGAGAACGGTGATATTCAACTGAACACTCCGAACAACAAGGTGATTGTGAACTGTAAAGATGCTGTTGTAAATTCAACAACTGTAGATATCAATGCTACAAGCATGACGGTTGATGTTGCCAACACCACATGGACGGGTAATCTGACAATGAACGGCACGTATGTGCTTGATGGAATCACAATTAACTCTCACAAACATATTGGTGTAATGTCAGGCCCAAGTACCACAGGTCTACCAACCAACTGATCAAATAACACATGCTACGCACAGATTGCATTCTACACATGTGACACTTACATGCTACGCATGTAATTATAGATATCTATATTACTTCTTTCCCGTGATGACATATCTAGGGTAGCATACATTTGTCGATTTGTCAACCCCCATTGAAAATAATTTGGAGAAAAAGTGGATATTTTATTAGACAAAGATGCACACGACATTGTGTTTGTTAACGGAGGTTGCCCAGTTACAGACACAATTCGGCTCGGTGTTGCACAACGATTGAAAATTCTCCTTCAAACCTTTCTAGGAGAATGGTTTCTTAACACTGAAACAGGTGTTCCTTATTTCGATGGGGTCTTTGGTAAGGTTCAGAGTAAAAACTCAGTTGACTTGATCTTCCAACAGAAGATTCTGTCTGACCCCGGTGTAATCGAAATCACTGACTTCACATCATCACTGGATTCATCAAGGAGAACATACTCAATGTCCTTCACCGTGAGAACGTCAGAAGGTGTTACAGATGAAATCTCACTAAACTTAGGAGTATAAGATGGCAGGACTTACTAATAATGGGTTGGTCATTAAACGACTACCTGAAATCACCACGAGCCTTCAAGATGCAGCCCGTCAAATCTTCGCTGATCTTGTGCCACCGGGTGATGAAGTGGATGTTGGCCCCACTACTACAATCGGGCGACTAATTGGGTTAATCACCCCTTCTCACGCAGACCTGTGGGAAGCTCTACAACAAGTACATGACAGTTTCAACCCCAACGCCGCATCTGGATATGCTCTTGACAACATCGTAACATTATCCGGCATCACAAGGTATGGTGTTGAACCAACAAGAGCCTCTTGCTTGTTCGAAGGGAACAACAATGTGCTCATTGGACTTAATGCTAAAGTTAGCTCTTCTACCAGTCGTAGAATCTTTTCGTTAGCAAGTACAGTGAGTCTGAATCAGTATCAGAGTTCTGGTATTGGAATCTCTGTAAACAGTGTCCAGAACAGTACAGATTATCGTGTCAGTTATTCTACGGATGAAGTTAACTTCACTAACGTAAGTATCACTTCGGACAGCACTGCAACCGCAGCAGAAATTTTAGCTGCACTAAAGACAGCTTTTGACACAACAACAGGTGGTGCGTTCACAACGTACTATAAAGACGGTAATTTGTTTATTACCCGATCTGACCCTTTCCAAACTGTTACATTTGATTTAACAACAAACCTTCGAGTTCAGAAGTGTCAAAAACTTGGGGTAGTTCTTTGTGATGAAATTGGCCCACTTCCTCAACCGGCAAGAACGATTGATACGATTGCTGTCCCTGTTCTCGGTTGGGATAATGTGTCCAACCCACTACCTGCAGCGGACGGAAGATTTGAAGAAACGGACGAAGAACTAAGAGAAAGATTTAGAAACTCTAAATTCTTCCAAGCAGCCAATATTCTTGAAGCCATGGTGGATGCACTACGTAATATCGAGGGGGTAAAGGATGTCACAGTTTATGAAAACGATACAGACACCACAGATACTCTAGGTGTTCCTGCTCACAGTTTCATGCCCATTGTTTTAGGTGGACTTCCAACAAGCATTGGTCAAGCAATCTGGCAGAATAAACCTACAGGTATTAGATCATTCGGAAATACTACTGTTGTTGTATCGGACAGTCAAGGGATTGGTCACAGTATCAGTTTCCGCAGACCTGACGAGTTGACAACATACATTAAACTAAATATTTCAGACATTGGTGGAATGCCCGGTGATGTTGTTGCCAGAATAAAAGAGTCTTTAATCAGATACTTTGAAGAGTCTTACAGTATTGGCGATGAAGTAGTTTATTCACGACTATATGGCCCTATCAACAGTGTTCAGGGTTTCCAAGTCAATGCTTTATATATTGGAACATCCCCTAACCCATCAGGAATGTCCAATATCCCTGTATTGTTTAATCAGGTAGTGACACTGAACGCTGACAATATCGAAATTACTATTTCGTAAGGTGAAAAATGATGAAGCTTAACGAGTTTCAAGACATTGATTATCTCAGTGAGGCCCGCAGTCGTGTAACTGACCAATTCAAAGATAAGCCAACTTTTGATAAATATCTCGATTTGTTAATCAGGGGAAGCACAGAGCTTCATTCAACACTGAAAGACCTACAACAGTTAAGAAGTATTGACACTGCGGTAGGTGTACAACTCGACAACATTGGTGAAATTGTCGGCATGCCTAGAAACTTGGTTACTGCTGAACTCTTTTATTACTTCGGGTATAAGGATAAGGATGGACTCGTCCCAAACCCACAGGCTGGAACATTTGGTAGTTCAACAGATAGTTCAGTAGGTAAGCCGTGGTATTCACTTGGTGCTCCCCTTGGGGTGGCAAGATTGCCTTCGGATGATGAATATCGAATTATCATTAAGGCCAAGATTGTAAAGAATCGAACATTAGCCACACCTGAAGAGGTTATTGCAGCATATAAGTTTCTTTTCTCTACGGGTCAGGTTGTAATTGATGAATACGCACCTGCAAAAGTCAGAATTGGCATTGGTAAGATTCTTTCCACTGTAGAAAAAGGGCTACTTTTTGACCTTCAAGGTAGTGGTAGTCTTTTACCTAAGACTGTGGGTGTGAATTACCAATATCAAGAGTATCAGTCAACAAGAGTGTTCGCCTTGGCAGGGTTTCCGGGGGCGATTGGCCCCGGTGACCTTAATGATCCGTCAGCCGGTGGTTTTCTTTCAAATATCATCACATAATTGAGGAATTATATGGAATATATTAAACAGAGCATGAATGACATTTGGGCTGCTGCGGGTGACGTAGTAATGCCTGACGAGGTTAAGATTGCTGAAGGGTGGCTTGTTGAAGTTCC